TTACGCGGGCTTCGGCGACTCGCCGTTCTGAAGCATCACGGCTTGCACGTCCGCCGGCGGCACGACCGTCGGCGGTTTAAGCTTGGGCAGCTGAATCTCTTGCCCATGATCGTCGACGACGAAGGGCGTGACGAAGTGCACCGGCTGCTTGGCGTTGCGGCGGCCGAGGATGGCCATGATCGCGCCGAGCACCGTCGCCGCGTTCGTGTACGCCTGAATGGCCTGATCGTAAGCGTTGATCAGAACCTGCGTCTCGGCGTCGCTGATGGTGACGCCGATCAGTTGATTGGCGATCTGCGCGGCGGCGATGACGAACAGCCCCCACATCCCGACCGACGTGGTCGCGTGTTTGCTTTCCATGTTTGCTCCTATGGGTTTGCGCCTACGTACCGCGGGCGCGCGCGGGTGATTAGCGATCAGGGTCGCAGTCGATCTCGGGCTTTTGCTCGAGCACCTTCTTGATGTTGCGAACCTCGCAGCGGAGCGTGCGCATCTGCCAGCTCATTTGCTCGATGTTCGTTTTCTCAAGCCGGCTCTCGACGCTCCGCAACCGATAGTCGGCCACATACGCAAAACCGACGATGGCGGCGGCCGCAACAAGAGCCGGCCAAAAATCTTTCACCCAGTTCACTGTGGACCCCCGCTCTCGTTCGGAAGCGATTTGACGGCCTGCTGCAAACGAATGGCGTTCTTGATCGCCACGACGTCGCGCGTCGTGGCGTCGAGATCCTTTTGGATCTGATCGAGCTTCTGCTTCTCGGACACATCCGCCGGCAAAGGCTCCGCCTGCACGAAACACATCTGGTCGGGATGCTTGGCGCAGTCGGCGAGCGCCTTCTCAACAGGCGTTTGCTGCGACGTCACCGGCGGTTCCGGCTTTGGCTTCGGGGTCGGCGGCGGCGCAAGAACGGCCGTAGCGACGACGACGAACGCGATGGCGACGGCTAAGACGGGTTCGAGCGGGTTCATCATGCTGCGCTGGGCTCCACAGCTGCGCCGCCCGCCGCCGACAGCGGGCCGACCCATTCGGGTTGAATGAGACCGCCCGTCGGCCAGCGATACGCGACGACGCGGTCGATCGAGAATTCGGCGAGCGTCACGGCGTCGCCCTGATTGCCGCCCAGCAGCTGCACGCGGCGCGCGGCCTTGTCTGTGCCGACGTAGAAGCCGACGTGGCCCTGCCACGCGGTCGGCGGACGCGAGATGACGACGACGCAGCCGAGGCACGGCGATGCGATCGCGCGGCCCCACTTCTCATACGATCGCGCGTTCGCTTTGCCGGACGCCGGCGTGTGCGCGCGCGCCAGCATGGCGCCGACGAACGCCGCGCACCACGGCACCTCGTCTTGACCCATGGCGACGTCGCCGATGCCCGCGTCTTCCCAATACTTCGCGATCACGGGATTGTCCGCCGGGCCCGGCGCTTCCTTCACGCCGAGTTCTTTGCGGGCGATGTTCAGCCAAAGCGGTTCGAGCATCAGAGGCGCTCCGTCATTTGATAGCTGCGCGAGAGCATGGCGAAGTTGTCGTGCGTGGCGACGGCCGGCGCGCCGACTTGTTTGAAGCCGCCCCAGATCGCGTCCTGCGCGCACTGCAGCGGCGTGTGTTCGGTTTCCGGGATCCACAGCACGTCGCGCGCGACGCCGGCCATCAGATCCATTTGCGTGACGGCGCCCTTCATCTCCGCTTCGCTCAGCGCCGCGAGCGCGAAGGCCTGCAGACGCGCCTTCGGCCCGTCGACGGTGAACATGCCGCCGGTCAGCGAGCTGCCGTCGCGCACGCCGTAATCCTGATAGCCGCGCTGCGCGCCATAGGCGTAGTTGCGCAGCGGCCGCCACAGCAAACCCAGCGGCGCCAGGCCGACGTCGATCGACGGCGCCGACGGCTCACTCAGATCCCAGCGCACATAGCGCGCGGCGATCGACGCGGTGAGCGCGAGCACGACCTGGCCGAGCCAATCCGCATGCGTGACGGAGGCGAGCACGCCGCTATCGTAGGTCAGCGACGACGTCGCCGCCGGATCCGTGTCGCTCGCGCGCACCCGCACATCCGACGCCGCGGTCAGCGTGGTCGACACCAGCGCGAAGACGTCGACGTCGACGACGGCGCCGAGATCCATGGTGAAGTTCACCGCCGCGCCGTCGAAGCGCGCGCGGTGCCGCGGCTGAGGATCCGCAAGCCGGTCGACGCCGCCGTCGCCCAGCGTGCCGGAGCTCGCGACGGTCGCCGTGCGCGATCTGTCGGTGTAGAGGAACGCGCAGGACATCTACGAGAACAACCACCAAACGAGCGACGTGGCGCCGGCGACGAGCGCCGCGAACACACACATCAGCGCGATCAGATCACCTGTTGATGGCCACATTTTGTACATCTCCATTCACCCGATCATCGTGAGTTCGAGCCGGCGGGCGCCGACGCGTTCGCGGTAGCCGACGACGATGCCGGACCAGCCGCCCTGCAGGCCGAAGAGCGGAAACGTGATCGTGCCGGTCATGCCGAGTTCGACCTGGCCCAGATAACGGTCGGTCTCGATGCGGTAGACGCGCAGGCCGCGCTCGAGCCAGGTCTTCAATTCTTGCGCGCGCACCTGCGCGTCGGCGGCATAGCGATACAAACCGGGCAGGCTCAGCTTGCGCGAGCGCGTCGAGCGCGCGGCGATCGTCGACGACAGCGCGCGTTCGAAGGCGCCTTCGCCGATCAACGCGGCGCGTTCCGGATCGACGACGACGCCGGCGATGTCGTCGAGCGGCGTCCAGTTGCGCGCGGCGCCCACCTCGACCACTTGCGGCGTCGGCTGCAGCGTCGCCGGCAGATCGAGCGGCTCGCAATCCTTGATGTGCGCCTGGTCGAGCGTGAAGTCGGACGCGGCGTCCGGCGGCGCCAGCATGGCGATGCGCACCTGACCCTCGCGCGTGCCGCAGATCCACGCCCCGACGCTCGCCAGCAGCTCGCCGAGCGCGGCGTCGGCCGTCGTCGCGTCGGCGCCGATGCCCCAGCCGATCTCCGCCGGCAGCAGCGGCTGAATCTTGAACCACGACCAGATGTCGAAGTCGGCGTCGGCGAGTCCCGGGCCCAACGCCTGCAGCAGCACGCGCACGCACGCCGGCACGGTCTTCGAGAACTGGCCGCCCGGCGCGTCGCCGCGCACGTCGCAGGTCACCGGACCGTCGGCGGCGGAGCCCAACTGAAAGCAGCCGATCGACGGATAGTCGACCCACTGCCCGATCGTGGGCGAGATGCCGACGCGTTCCTGCACGACGCCGCGGATGCGCACCGTGTCGTGGGCCACGATCTCGCGCCAGTTCGTCTGATAGGTCGGCAGCATGCCGCTGCCCAGATCGACCAGGCCGACATAGACCGGCGTGACGTTGAAGCGGTTGCCCAGGCTGACCGGCTTCGGCCGGCCCTTCAGCTCCGTCGCGCCGCCGAGCCCGCCGGCGCCGTCGTAGAGCGTCGTCTGCAGCGTCGTCGCGAAACGGTCGGTGATGTCGGACAGCGACACGCGCACGCGCCGCGCCGGCGGACCGACGCGCGACACGCGGCCCTGCCAGACGCGAACGGCGTTCGCATAAGGCGAGCCCCAATCCGACGCCGCGCGATCGAGCACCGGCACGGTCAGCACGCGCAAGCTCCGCCCGTCCATGCGGCCTTCGACATGCGCGGCGTTCAAAGCTTCGTCGCCGTTCCAGAATTCAGGCTCCGACGCCGTCAGCGAAACGATGCCGCCGACGGTCAAGGCATCGATCACCGACTGCGCGATCTCGATGTCGGAGATCAGGCGGAATTCATAGAGCGCGCTCGCCGGATCGTCGGCCTCGCGCGTGAAGTAGCCGCGGTTCGCCCACCGCGCGACGACGACGTTCGCCGGCGCCTGCGCGGAAAGCGGCAGGCCGGCGATCGGCAAGGCGCCGGGCGCGTCGAAGCCGATGACATCCATGTGCTCACACGCCCGAGAAGGTGTCGGCCTCGATCAGAATCACAACCTCGCCCGGCTCCGGCCCGCGCACCAAGGCCGGCGGCCCGTCGAAGAGCGCGTCGCTGTCGGCCGCGGGCAGCGCCGAGATCGGCTGCGCCCCCGGCGCGTCGAATCCCTCGACGTTCATTCGCCGTCCTTCGGCTCGACGTCCTTGACGACATAGCGCTCGATGCCGAGACGCTTCGCCAGGCCGGCGATCACCTCCGCCTCGCTCTGCAGCTGAAGCTTGATCGCTTCACCTTCCGGCCCGGCCAGCTCCTTCGTCACCTTGAGCGCGGCGTCATAGTCGCGCTGCAGCTTGGCAAAGCGGATTTGATCGACGGCGCCGGGCACGACCGTGTCGGTGCGACCGGTCTCTTTGCCGTCTTCGTCCAGATGCACGATGACTTTCATGGGTACGCGATCTCCTCGGGCCACACGTGGCGCAGTTCGTGTTCGTCGCGCGCGGCGGCGACGGCGCGACGCCAGACGTCGGGCGCAAATGAAAACTCAGGCTTGCCGAACAGGTCGAGCGCGCGCCGCTCGTTTTCGTCACGCACCGCCTTGGCGATGCGCGCGAACTGGATGCGCTGCGCGCCGGCAAGATCGATCCATATCGGTCCGCCGTTCGGCGACCGCCGCCATGCGTTGCGGAACCAGCGGTCCGGAAAGTCGTCGCGCTCGATCAGGTCGAACGCCGTGCCGACGCGCGCCCAGTCGCGATCGCGGCACACCGCCCACGTCTCCGCGTAGGTCATGCCGCCGAACGCGACCGCGTGACGGAAGCGGCGCGCATGGTCCGGGTCGATGCCCGCCTTGACGTCGCGCGCGATGTACTCGTCCATGTCGCCGCGCCGGTAGGTCCAGCCGATGCCGCCGCCCATGATGTGGTGAAAGCCGTCACCCGCCGCGACGACGGTGACGCCGCCGTCCTCGAAGCGGTTGAGAACCAGGCGGTGCGGCGTGTCGAGGTTCACGCGCCCACTTCGAGATACGTGGCGACGGTGCGGTCGGCGAGCGCGCCGGTCGCCGCGTTGCCGATCTGGACGCGAATGGACGCCGTCGTCATGTCCGTCGTGCCGGTACCGCGCAGGTTCGGACCCGTCGCCGAATGCGTGCCCGATGAAATCTGGTTGGCGCAGGTGCCGAACGACGGATCCGCGCTCGCCAGCGAATTGGTGCGGTTCAGCGTGGCGTCGCCGACGCCGTTATCGCCGATCGTCGACAGGTTCGTGGAGCGGCGCGCCGTCGGCGTGCCGGACTGATCCCAGTTCGCCTCCGTCTTGATCTGCGCGCCGAGGATCGAAACGCCGTTCACCTCGTAGTCCGTGGCGTTGATGATACCGGCCCCAGGGTCGCCGCCCGCTGCCGCGCCAAGCACAACGCCCTGGCCGACGATCATGCGTGTGGCAAGCGTGCCCGCGACGATCGTCTGGAAGCGCAGGTCCGCGTCTTCGCTGGCGTTCGTCGCGTCGAGGATCGACGCCAAGATCTTCGCCGCGGTGCGCTTGACCGACGTCGACGACTCCATGGAGAGCGTCAGAGAGCCGATCAGATCACTCGCCGCCGGCGACGCGCTGTCGCGGTGCAGATCCAGGATCGGCCCTTCGCCGGCGCCGGCGTCCGTCGACTCGAGATTGAGCAGCGCCGTCGCCGCGGCGCGGATGATCTGCGCCGCCGTGAACGTCTGCGCCGCGCCGAGCGACGCCGGCACCGATGACAGACCGACGAGCGCGATCCACTGCGCCGTCGCCGTGTCGCGGTTGAAGATCCACGCGCAAGAGCCCGGCGACAACGCCAAGGTCGTCGCGCCGTTGATTTGCTCGGACGCGTTCGGATCGATCGTCAGCGTGCCGGTGCCGAGATGGAACACCGGAAACGCGATGCCTGGCGGCAGACCGGCGAGCGCAGGCAGGCTCAACGTGCCGCCGGTGCCGGTGTAGAGCTGGCCCGAGAACAGATCGGCGATCGTGAGCGACGGCGAGCCCGTCAGGACGTCCATCTCCCACGACGCCATGTCCCACGCATAGACGTCGTGCGTGCCGGCTGGCAGCGACACGAGCGAACCGCCCGCCGACGAACGGATCACCGACACGCGCGTCAGCGTGTTCGGCCCGGCAGAATCCCAAACGCCGACGCCGATCTCGCGATAGCCGCCGGAGCCGCGGATGATGTATTTCACAACCCGCGGACCGGCCCCGAAAGCACCGAGAAAGCTGTCGAGATCGGCGGCGACGTTGACGAGCGTCAGGGTGCCGGTGCCCGTGGTCGTGCTCGTTGCCTTGGCGAGGCTGCCTTTGCGGAAACTCATCGAGCGCGTGCTCCGTTAGGCGGCGTTGCCGAGTTTGTTCATCAGCGCCTGGATGAAGGCGTTCATGCGTTTCACTTCGTCGCGCAGCTCGCGCGTCGTGCCGTCGTGCTGCTGCACGGCGTCGACGATTTGCGCCGTGCCTTGCGTCGTCGCTGTCACGATCGCCGCGGTTGACGGATCCGTGGTGGGCGTGCCGAGCGTGCGCGCGGTCGACAGGATGTCGCTGCGCAAGTCGGCGAAGTTCGTCGACACGCCCAGGAATTGCTGCGCGATCGGGATCAGCGAGCGCGAGTAGCTTTCGAAGTCGCCGATCGCTTCGGGCGTGCGCAGATCGAGCGCGCTGCGCTTGGCGGTGTTGTAGGCGGTGAGCGCCGAGAAATACTGATCGCTCTGCGGCACGCCCAAACTCAGATTGCCGAAGTCGAGATCGTCGATCAGCGACTTGAGGCCGGCGAAGCTTTGCTCTTGCGCCTGCTTCAACACCTGCTCGCGCTGCAGGGCGTTCAGCCGCTCGACGTTGACGAGATCAGCGCCGAGCTTCTTCGCCATCTCGACGCGGGCGATCGCGCCGCGTTCGAATTCCTCGAGCGCCAGACCGACCGGATCCGTGATGGCACGGATCTGATCGTTGATGTCGCGGTTGAACAGATTGCGCGCGCCGATGTCCAACTTGTCGACGCTGAGTCCCAGCTTCTCCGCTTCGCGGCGAGCGGCCTTGAGGCCTTCGCCGAGATCCTTCATCGCCTGTTCGGTCGCCGTCAGCGCCGGCCGCGCGCCGGTGATGACGTCGTAGGTGTTGCGCACGAAGTCGAGCGCCGACGTCAGATCTTCGAGCGAACTGAAGTCGCGCTTGGCGACGATGCCGAGCGACTCCGACTCGAACGACGCGGTGCGCACCAGCTCTTTGATCGCGGTCAGCGCCAGCGCGTTCGGATCGCCGACGGCCGAGCGCAACAGCTTGCCCGACTCGAACTGGATATACGACGGATCGCGCGTGCCGAGTGCGATCGCGGTAAGCCGGTCGTTGAAGGTCGTGCCGACGCTTTCGAGCGCCTGCACAACACCGACGATTTGATCGGCGGCGTTGTTGATGGCGCTGCGCGTCTCGGCCGTCTCCTTCGAGAACGGTACTTGCGTGCGCGTGTAGTACTCATCGAAGTCGACGCGCGCCGTCGCGTTCGTCGGCTTCGGACCGATCAGACCGCCCAGGAAGCCGCCGACGATGCCGCCGACCATCGAACCGATCGGACCCAAGAACGAACCCAACGCACCGCCGACAAGCCCGCCGATCGAGCCGCCGAGCGAATTGCCGCCGGTCAACGCCGCCGTCGTGCCGCCGAGCCCGATGCCGCCAAGCGCGCCGCCCAGGACGTCCGACAGGAACGTCTCCGTCCCGAAGAGGCCCTGCGCGTCCAGCTTCAGCATGTCCGGCGTGCGCGCCGTCGAGCCCTGCAGGCCCAGCTGCATGCCGAGCTTGTCGATCGAGCCGCCAAGCGAACCGAGCGCCGACCCGATCGACGTCACCCCGCCGACACCCTGAGATCCGAAGTTCGCACCGATGCCGCCCGTCGAAGAACCCAGAGCGCCGGCGCCAATGCCGGCGGACTGCAGGATCGGCGCGATGATCGGCTGAAGGATCAGCTTCGCCGCCATCTCGGACAGCCACTGAAGGATGCGCTGCTTCCAATATTGCAGCGTGTCTTCGAGACCGTCCTTGCCGCCCTTCCACAGGCCGGCAATCGTGTCGGCCGCCTCCTGCAGCACCTCGTCGTTGAACTCCTCAACGCGGCGGCGCTGATCTTCGGCCGCCTGTTTGGCCTCCTCGTCGCGCTGCCTGCTCACCTCCTGACGCTCGCGCTCGAGATTGAGCATCTCGACGCGATCGGTGATTTGCTTTTTGACTTCGGCGCTGAGCTGCTCCTCGCCTTTGACGCGATCATCTTGGATGAGGCGCGTCGCTTCGAGAATCGCCTCTTCCTTCTCGCGCTCCAACGCGGTGAGCTTGACGAGCTTCAGCTCCGTCTCGAGGCCCTTGATGTACTTGTTGAGCGCGTCTTGCCGCTCCTCCGCATCTTCGCGCGCGCGCTGCGCGTCGGACTTGCCGCCGCCGCCGCCCCCGCTTCCGCCACCCGAAGCCGGACGCGCAGGCGCCGTCACCGGAATCGGTCGATAGGACGCGTTCGGCGCGACGCTGTAGCCGCGGTCGAACAGATCCGTCGGACGGCGGCTGTACTGCGGCGGCGCAGGCGTGACCGACTCCAAGATGCCTTGCCGCGAATTGTAGAGCCGCAGCATAGCGCCCGGGCCGCCGCCGACGACGTCGGCCGGATTGACGCCGCCGATCGTCGGCAGCATGTCGCGCAGATCTTTCGCCCAACCGCCAGCGTATTTGAGCGCGTCGCCGATCAGGCGGATGCCGGCGCCGACATCGCTCAAGCCTTGCTTGAGCTGCGGATCCCTCATCACGTCGCGCAGGGCGTTCATCGCCTCGACGGCCGTGTCGAGCGCGCCGCTCTTGGCGACGTCGAGCAGCATTTCCTTGTAGGCGTTCTGGAAACGATTGACGGCCGCCTGTGCACTGTTGGCGGCCGTCGGTACGGCGCTGCCGAACGTGTCGCGCATCTCTTTCGCGAACTTCGGCAGAAACTCTTCGGCGGCAAGCTTGCCGCTGCTGACCATCTCGACGAGTTCGCCGGTCGTGATGCCCATGGCGCGCGCGGCGATCTGCAGGGCGCCCGGCAGACGGTCGCCAAGCTGCGCGCGCAGCTCCTCCATCGAGACGGTGCCCTTGGAGATAATCTGCTGCATCGCGTTGAGGGCGCCGGACGCCGTCTCCGCCGGCAGCTTCAACACCGTCGCCGCCTCCGCAACGGCCAGGAAGATGTTGCGTGCCGCCTCACCCTCGAAGGCGGTGCCCTTCGCCGCGGCCGCGAGACGCGCGTAGTCGAGCGCCGTCGACTGCAGATCGAGGCCGAGGCGATCGGCTTGCGCCCGCACGAACTCGAATTCCGCCGCCGCTTTCGTCGACGAACCCGTCGCAGCCAGCAGCGCGCTGTCGACGCGCTCGAACGCGAGCGCCGTATCGAACACGCTGCGCGCCACGCCGATCGCCGCGAAGCCGGCCGCGACGGCGGCGAAGCGGGCCATGCTGGCGGCCATCCCGCCCAAGCCGGCCGACGTCGCAACAGCCTCGCGGTTCAAGAGCTGCAGCCCGCGCGTGTATTCGGCTTGCGTGATGGCGCCGCGCGCGAGCGCGTCGCGCCACATCGTCTGACCTTCGACCAGGCGGCGCTGCGACGCGTAAAGCGGATCGAGCCCGCGGCGATGCTGGTCGAACTGCGCGTTCACCGTCGCGACGCTGGCGCCCAGACGCGTGAACACCTCCGGCAGCCCGCCCAGCGTCGCGCGCAACACCGCATAGCGCCGCTCGAGCGACGCGGTCAGCTCCGCCGCTTTCGCGGTGTCGATCTGTCCCCGCGCCAGCGCGGCGTTGATCATCGCCGCGCCGCGCTCGACGCCGCGCTGTGAGGCGAACACCGGATCGAGCGAAGCGCGGTAGCGGTCGAAGCTGCGCGCGCTTTGCGAAGCGCGCGCCTCCGTCTGCTGCATGGCGACGCCGACGGTTTGCTGGCCCGCCGTCATCTTCTTGTTCGCGTCGTCGACCTGGCGCGCGGCGGCGACGTATTTCGACGGATCGAGGTCGGCGGTCGCCTTCAGAGTCGCGAGACGGACGGCCATGTCACTTCCCTCGCTTTGCCGTCTCGTCTTTGATCTTCTGCACCATCACGTCGAGGAACGCGGCGTCGGCGCCGCGAACGGCGGACGCCAGGTCGTCGAAGTTTTCGCCTTCGATGCCGTAGCGCCGCGCATAAACGTCGAGCGCGCGGAAGGGAATCGGATGCACGCCGAAGCCCGATTGCGGGCGGTCGGTCGACAACTGCCAGAAGGCGTCGAGATAGAATTCGGCGCCCTCGGGCAGCTCGGCGTCGGCCGGCACGTCGGCCTTCGCGGCCTCGATCTCGACATAGGCCGCCGCGGCCGGATCTTCCGCGGCAACGCGCGCCAGCCAGGCGACGCGGTCGCGCGCCTTAGAGCCTTGCGTTATTTCCCATCTGACCCGGGCGGCGAGTTTCCCGCGAGCGCCTTCGCCTGCTCGACGCGGCGCGTGCCGACAACCATGGCGGCGGCAAGCACGGCGTCGCGCAGATCGCGATGCGCGACGTCGGTCAGCGCCTCTTCGGCGATCTCCGGCGTGTATTTGGGATCGATGCCCTCCCAATCGAGCAGAAGATGCGCCGCGGCGTTGCGGCCGGAGGCGACGTCGCGCACGTCCGGCGGCACCAGCTTGTTGCCCGGATACTCGCGCGCGAGACGCTGATTGGTTTGCCCGACCGCAATGCGATAGGGCGCGTAGTTGAACGAACGAACCTTCAGCCGCACCGGCTTCTTTGTTTCGTCGTCGATGCCCAGCTCAGGACACTCGACCCACTCGCCGTCGTTCTCGGCCCTGCGGTCGGACTTCAGATGGGAAAGCTGCAAGCGATGTGCTCCCTTTTTAGACTTCGAAATACTCGACGCGGTCGACCTGCATCTGGCAGGCGGTGAGCGTGTCTTTGGAGATCATGCCTTCCATCGGCAGCATGACGTCGGTGTCTTTGCCTTCGCCCTTCGGCGAGCCCTTCGAAAAGGTCACGCGCGGCAGCGTGAAGATGACGGCCTGGCTGTCGATCGTCTGGATCGAGCCCAGGTTGCTGACGGTGCCGTTCTTCAGTTTGTTGACGAAGGTGAGGTCGCCGAAGTAGTTCGGCACCAACACGGTGATCTTGTTCGAGCCGTGCCCGATATAGGCTGGCGCGACCTTGCCCGGCACGGTGTTGGCGCGACCGCCGTTGTTGATTTTGACGGAGAAGCCCTTGATCCAGCTCGGGCCGATGATCGCGGCGCCGTTCTCGGACAGACGCCCGACATGCGCGTTCGCCGTCATCGCGCGGTTCGTCGTCTCCGCGTCGTAGCTGTTGCCGTTGGCGACGGTGCCGATCGCAACGTCGAGGCCCAGATAGTTCGCGCTCAACGAAATGAACTGCTGGTCTTCGATGCCGATCGTGAATTCGTTCGCGACCTGGCCTTTGTGCAGGAAGTAGGACGGCACGGCCTGGCCGAGGAACGCCTTCTCGATCGACAAGTGGCGCGGCGTCACGCCGTTGCGCAGGTAGTCGCCGAAGAACACGCGGATTGTTTTCGTGGCGCCGTTGTCGACACCCCAACCGACCGGAAGGTTGTCGCACGGGATCGACGTCGCCGTCACCGGACCCGAAACGCGGACCCAATCGTTGTTCGCAGGAACGTTGGCGAAGCGGAACCCGGCACCCGCACCGCCGACCTTCAGCCACATGCCCGGCACGATGCCCAGCGTGGTGAAGTTCAGCGTGGTCGACGCCAGGCCGCCGGCGACCGCCGTGATATCGCCGGCGACGCCTTCGAAGCCGACAACCTTGATGCGCGCTTGCGCCGGCGGCGCCGCTTCGTCGACCAGGCCCGACGTCGCGAACACCGGCAGCGTCGCCGAGGCGCCTGTGCAGCGGCGCAGCACCGGCGCATTCGGCGCGCCACTGCCGTTGGCCGAAGCCGTGAAGCCGCTGCAAGCGACGAGATGGCCGACCACGAACGAAGGGCCGGTCGTGCAGGCGATCGTCTGGCCGGCCGCGGCGACGGCGGTGACCACGCTGTCGGCGACGCCGTCGTTGAAGCGGTTCGGCGTGTCGACCCAATCGTTGTAGAAGGCGGACTGGAACACGTCGGCGAGATGCGAGTCCGGCACCGGATACGACAGCACGTAGTTGAGCGGCCCGGCGTTCGTCTCGCCGACCTTCGCCGGATCCGAGTTCATGCGGTCGGACCGCATCTCGGGATTTTCGATGTAGTTCGGCGACCACTCCAAGCCCTCGCCGGTGATGCGCGCCGTGCGCATGCGCGGCGTCGCCGGCGTCGTGCCCGGCGTCACTTCGCGAATGCTCGAAACGCGCAGGCGATTTGCGTCCGTCATGTCAGTCGCTCCCTAACTTCCAGCTGTCCCGAACCCATTGCGCCGTGACCGGCAGGCGCCACCAGTTTCCGTTGCGGTCGTCTTCGCCCGCGCCGATTTCGATGTCTTCCAGGCGAACGCCGTTCGTCAGGGCGAGGCCCTTGAGCAGTTGCGCCAAATCTTCGGCGTGGCCGCGGGCGCCGCGCGAGCCGGCGCCCGACGCGACCATTACGTGCCAGTGCGCCTCGCCCTCTTCGCGCCAGACGTTCGTCTTCGGGTCGCCGGAACCGATCTCGGACTGCTCCAGCAGATCGAACGTCGTCTCGAAGAACACGAACGGCGACAGGTCCGCCGGCGGATCCAACGTCTCGTTCTCGAAGCGCAGCGCCGTCGCCGTCCAATTGGCGACCGTCCACGCCTTCAGCGTCACATACGCGACGTCGATGCCGACGGCGAAGCCGCCGAGCAGCTCGTGCGCGAACAGCACCGACAAGTTGTCGAGCCGCGCGGTTTGCGTCAGCTGCAGCGTCGACGCCACCGTGGCCGCGAACAGCACGTTCGCGTTGTCGAACCGCGCGCCCTGCGCGATGCCGAGGTCGACGCGGTGCGCGAACAGCACGTTCGCCGTCTCGATGCGCGCGGCTTGCGTCAGCACGAAGCCGGCCGAGACCGTCGCGGCGTACAGCACGTTCGCGTTGTCGAGCCGCGCGCCTTGCACGAGGCCCAGATCGACGCGGCCGGCGAAAAGCTGGTCGCCATCGTCGAGCCGCGCGGTCTGCACCAGGCCGAGGTCCAGGCGATGCGCGCCGAACGCCGTGACGTTGTCGAGGCGCGCGCCCTGCACCAACCCCAGATGCAGCGCGCCGGCAAACAGCGCGCCGATGTTGTCGAGGCGCGCGTCTTGCGTCAGCTGCGTGCCCGACGACACGACCGCGGCGAAAAGACTGCCCGCGTCGTCGAGCCGCGCGGCCTGCGCAAGCCCGAGATCCAGGCGATGCGCGTTCAGCACGCTCGCGTTGTCGAGCCTTACGCCCTGCAGCAGGCTCAGCTGCAGGGCAGGCGCGAACAGCGTGTCGGCGTCGTCGAGGCGCGCCGGCTGCGCGATCGACAGATCCACGCGATGCGCGTTCAAGACGCTCGCGTTGTCCAGCCGCGCGGCTTGCGTGACCGTCTGCGCGCCAGCGCCTTCGACCGTGTGATCGAAGAGCACGTCCGCGTCGTCGAGGCGCGCCGGCTGGCTGATCGTCAGCGACAGCGTGTGCGCGTAAAGCACGCCGGCATCGTCGAGCCTGGCGCCCTGCAGGATCGTGTGATCCAGGCGCGCGGCGAACAACGTCGACGCGTTGTCGAGCCGCGCGGTTTGCGTCAGCGCCCGATCGGCAAGCACGGCGGCGGCGAACAGGCTCGACGCATTGTCGAGCCGCGCGCCTTCGCTCAAACCCAGATGCACGACCGCGGCGTACAACACCGACGCGTTGTCCAGCCGCGCCGCCTCGGCCAGTCCCAGATCGACGCGCGCCGCGTAGAGCACTTGCGCGCTGTCGAGCCGCGCGGCTTGCGTGATCAGCGCCTCGGCGGCAACCGTCGACGCGTAGAGCGTGCTCGCGTTGTCGAGGCGCGAGGTTTGTGTGAGCGTCGTGCCGCCGCCACTGCCTTGCCACCACAGCAGCAGAGACATGGCGGCTACCTCACGCGGAACATCATGCCGACGTAAAACTCGTCGTCGTAAGCGTTTGTGTCCGCCGGCGACGAAATGGCAATCCCCTCATTCTGCCTACATGGGATCGCGAGGCCGTCATTCGCGTAGTTCCACAGCCAGTGCCTTGCACGATACGCATATTGCCCCGAGCCAGGCTGATACGGATAAGACATCCCAGACGCAAAGGCCTCACCCGTCACTGTGCAAGTCAGAGACCCAGTAAATTTGCGCATCGTGATTGCAGCATCGAGCGCCCCGGACGCCGTGTCGAGCTTTACCGGCGTCACCGCTGCGCCGTTGCTGTGCGCCGTGATGCGACGCAAACGCTCGCGGCTCTGAACCCCGAACGTGCTTTCATCGATCATTGACGTTATATGAACGGCCAAAACGTCGACAATCAGACTTGCATGCGTATTCATCAACGACAACAAATGAGTCGGCTGCGCCGTCGGCGCAATACGTACGGCAGCGCAATAGACGTCAGTTGGATCGTCGATGATCAAGCCGCTGTTGTCTGTTCGCACCATCGCCAAAAGTTTGACACCGCCGACCGCGTGCGCCGCGACCGACGCGCCCGAACCCGGCGTCACAGCGAAACTGCTGTTCGCTAACGGCACTACTTGCGCACCCGGAAAATTACGCCTGCGCTAAGAACACCCGTCCCGGCTGTCGCGTCTTGCTGCACCAACACGCCCTCGCCAGGCCGCACCGGCAACACAAGGCCCATTTCGTTGCGATGCCACATCCAACACCGCCCCGTCGCGCCCGCGCCCCCCGTCTCTTCCTCGGCAATGCCTGCACTACTCAGCGCCTCCCCGGAGGCCGTCACAGTCTGGTTGTTCGACCGCACCGTTATGTCTGAGTCGAGCGCGCCGGATGCAGTATCGACCTTGACGGGCGCGTTCAATGTGCCGCCGCTATGCGCCGTGCCGTTGCTCCGAAACAGCCGATAACCCCGACACAAGCCCGTTACGGCCGCGGTCTGCTCTTGATTGATCCAAAGGCCAAGGATGTCGACGACTAGAGACCCGTCGCCGTTGTGAAGAGAGAGGTAATTGCGCGACGCGCCCTTGGCCATAGCCTGCGTCGAGGCGATGTAGACGTCGGTTGGATCGTCGATGAGATAGCCCATCGCGTCGCACAAGACGATCGCCTGGTATTCTTTGCTGCCGACGAGCTGCGTCGCGACGTCCGTCCCGCTACCCGGCGTGACTGGGATACTGTCGTTGGGTAACGGCATGGACGAACCCGGGATCGTTAGAGCGCGAAGAGGCCCGAGGCGTGGACGGCTAAGGTAATGTTGCCGCCGCCGGGCGTCACAGGCAGGCCGGTCAGCGTGTCGAAGAAGGCGGCCATGCGCGACGTCGCCGACGAACCGGTGTCTTTGCGGAAGACGACCGACTCCGACACGTCGCCGGTGACCGACGGCCACACGACGTCGTCGCAGTCGAAAACGTTGTTGGTGATCGACTCGCCGGTGACCGCGACGTCGGCGACGATCGCGGCGCCGGTGATGTCGTTCCAGAAGTCGTCGCCGCCAGCCGCCGGGTTCGGCGTGTCGTCGGCGTGGTCGATCAGCGCCGCGGCGACGCCCGACGACAAGTCGATGTTGGCAGCGCCCGTCAGCTGCGCGTTCTTCAAGGCAATGAACAGCGAATTCGCCATCGCCAATCAACTCCTGTTCGACGTGAAGGATCAGCCGCGCGGCGGCGGAATGTAGGCCCTGGGCAGCGGCATCGCGTTGACAGCCTCGGCCGCGCGCGCGAAGCCTTGGCTCGTCAGATGCGCCTTGATGCGTTCGCGCTCGATCCAAGCCGAGCGGAACAGCCCGGCGGCAAGCGCGCGCGTCAGCTTGGCCTTGAACTTGACGAAGGTGAGCATGACCGGACTTTCGTCCTCGGCATGGCTCGTCACCGTCACGATGCGGGCGCGCAGCGCGTTCGTTTGCTCCTCGATCGTCGTAACCGGCGGCGGCGACTGAAACATGCCCTTCGGCTCGAACACGACCGTCGACGAAGCGATGCGCTCCGCCGTGACGTTGCCGGGCCCGGCGAGCACCGGGCGCAGGATGTCGGTCGCGGCCAGGCGATCCTTCTTCAGATCGAAGCGAACGACATCCGGGCGCCAGGCGTGCTGCATGGCGGTTTAAGCCGGCGCGGCGGCGTTGTTGTCGAGGCGCTTGGCCTGCACGATTTTGTCCGCGTGTTTCTCGTCACGCTCCGCCTTGCGCGCCGCGTAGGCGTCGGACGCCGCCGCGGTCGCGCCCTGCGCCTCTTCGTCGGCGCGCGCTTCGATAAGCAGGGCGAGCGCGTCGAGTTCGCGTGCCGTCGGCTTGCGGCCGCGGGCGGTCAGCTTGCCCGTTTCCTGCGTGATCTCGTGCACAAGCTCGCGCGCGTTCGGTGTCGAGGCGCACCATTCGATCAGTTCGCGGTAGTTCATGGTCGCGTGTTCCTTCTTGGACAAAAAGATCAACCCGGTTCGTCGCGGCGCCATTCCGTCAGCAGCGGCAGCGCGTAGTAGTTGCCGTCGCGCCTGAACGGCTCGCCGGCGAGGCCGCGCATCGCGAGGCATTGCAGCCCGGGCGACAGCGCCAGGCCCTTCAGCATGCCGGCCAATGTCTGGCGCAGACCGCGCCCCGTTTCCGCGCCCGTGCCCGACGGCGTGCAGATAGTGAAGATGGCCGTGCCGTTCTCGCGCCACAAATTGGCGGCGGGCGAACCGGCGCCGATCGACATCTGCGCGAACATCCCGCCCTCGCACTCGAAGTAGAGGAACGTCGCCGGCTCGCCCGACGGCGGCAGCGGATCCTCGTTCTCATAGCGTCGCGGCGTGAACGACCAGCTCGCCTCGAGCCAATCGCGGATGGCGTCGTAGGCGGTGAGCGTGGTCACTTCGGCTCCGGCTCGTCACGGTCGCTCGTGTCGACGCACCGCCCATTGCGAATGTGGCCGTGCCAGCAACCCTTGCAGTCGATCGACGGCGTGATCGTCGCCGAGAACGCCTGCCCTTCGATCGTCCATTGCGCATAGCCGCCGTTCTGATTCTGCGGATCGTGCGGCAAACCGCACTTGCCGCGAATGAACAGCGGGCCGCAGCGGCGCCCGGCAACCTTCGGGCAGGCGAAGGTGAAGGTGTCGTCGTCGATCTCGACCTTGGCGTCCGACATGACGACCTCTTGTGAAAGAGCAGTAGTCCAGCGTCCCGCTGACAGCCCCGTCGCCCGGAGCCCGACAGTTCACCGTTGCGCCATAGCGCTGCGGGGTACGAAAGCCCGCCTACTTCGAACCGTCGACGCGCTTGCGCGCCCCGCTACTGCATTGGTGGCAGGGGCAGGATTCGAACCTGCGACCTCCAGGTTATGAGCCTGGCGAGCTACCGGACTGCTCCACCCTGACGAATTCAAATGCACGGGCCGGGCTTGATACCGGCTGGCTGGGGCGATTGCGCCTACCGGGAACGCCTTGCAGCGAACGATGGGGGCCTCGCGAGCCGTACCACCAACTCAATCCGGGTCCGTCTCTACCTGATCCAGCGACCGACTTCCGTCCGTGTCCTTCCACGGCGCCGTGCATGTTGTTGCAGCGATGCGCCCGCTGCCAGCGTCCGGTTTCTCCGCGTTTGATTCCGCTGCAGTCCCGGCAACCCGCCCAGAATTCTCAATTCACAATCGTCTCGCTCACCAGCTCGATCGCCGGATAGGTGAGCGCGGCGCCGGCGACGCGGTCGCGGCGGCGGCGGTTGCCGGAGCCCTTGCGCAGCACGTAGGCGTCCGACAGCTGCAGGAACACGACGCGCGCCGTCACCACGCCGCGATAGGCGCGGTTGACGCGGCGCCGGACCTTCTCGAACAGATCGCGGTGCGACTCGAAGCCCTTCGCGCCGACCTGGATCTTGCGCGAATAGGGTTGCGTGTTGACCACCTGCACGACGCCGGCGTTCTTCACCGCGGTCGCGTCGGCCACCTCGCGCCCGTCGGCGATGACGATGAAGCTGCGCCGATAGCGCCCCGTGCGCACCGGCGACATCTGCTTGAGCCACACGACGGCGTCGGACGCCGCCGGCCCGACCCACTGAAACGAATAAACGATCGGCCCCGGCGCCTTGACCGACGCCTCCGGCGCATCGGGCACGCCGTTGACCGCGCGAACGTAAACCTGCGAGGCCTCGCCCGCGCGCTGCGCGAGCCGCAACTGCTCGACCGCGAACTTCGCCAGCTCCGCCTCGAGCCATTTCGCATCGCCCGACCCCGGCGCGAAGGAGACGACGCGGTCGAAGGATTTGAAGGCCACGTCAACCTCTCACGATCATCCAATGCCCGACGATGGCGTCACCGACACGGCGCGTGCCGGGCAGCTGCACCGTGACCCACGTGCCGTCGGCGAGCTGCAGTCGATCGCCGCGCTTCGGGCCGATCGGCGCCGAACCCGGCCAATTCGCCGCGGCGATCTCGGTGTGGCCGATCACGACCTTGCGGTCCGTCTGCACGATATCGCCGACGAGATCTTCCGGCTTCAGTTGCAGCTGCTTGCCGTGAACCGCGACGTCGACGTGCGCCGGCGGAATGCCGCGGCGAAGCACACAGGCCTCGCCGTATTCGCCGACCATGGCCGCGACGTCTTCGGCGGTGATCACGGCACTCTCGCGTCGTGATAGGACGCGAGAAGCTCCTCCACTTCGGCCGGCCAGGCGTCACCCGCACCCGGAATGTTGCCGACCCAGTAGACCTTTTCGCCGACGTCTTCGACCTTCTCCGACCGCAGCGCCGGATCACGCTTGCGCGCGACCCATTGCCCCTTCACCAGAATCCGCGCCGCCTTCTGCAGGTCAGCCGGCGCCGATGCCGGCAGTGCATAGCCGCCTTCGTAGGCGACAACGACCTTCTCCGCGGTCCAGCATGTCCGCCTGTCGCCCGACAACCGGAAGAGCAGCCCCGCGGCCTTGTCGACTTCATAGTCGGCGCCCGCCAGCGGCGTCGCCGAACCGTTTTCGTAGATCGCCGCGATCGACACGACCGGATAGCGGCGCAGCATCAAAACATCGGGCGCCGGCGGACGCCGGAACATCTCGCTCACCGTTTCCTTCGCGAACACGCGGCCGCATGTGTTCGCGATCGCGATCGACGCCTCCGTCACGTAGCGGCCGAGGAGCGTGTCCCAGGTCGACGCCGTGATGTCGAGATCCGCCTTCACGTCGGCGACCGACGTCAGATCGAAGCCCGTGCCTGTCGCCGGCGTGGTGACGGTGAGGATCGAGTCCATCTGCTGGGGACTTAGGGCTGCTTGGCGCGTTCGGCGAGTTCAGCCTCGATCACCGTGATCGCGGCGTTGCGGTTCGCAGGCTCGACGTCGACGAGCTGCGCAGCGAGCGCGACCATGTCGGCCGAGTTCTTCCTCTGCCAGTCCGCCGGGATCTCGACCACCGCAGCATCAGCTTTGCGAACGGGCTGAACCGGCGGCTTCGGCGCCGGCGCCTTCTTCTCTGCCGCGGGCGCGTCCGGTTTGTACGGCTCCGCGGCGCCGGCCGCGATCAGGCGATCGCAAACGTCGGGCGCGAAACCGGCGACCTCTCCCGCGTTCACGTTCTCGAAGCGCTGCAGCAGTTTAACGGGTCTCAACATAGTCATGTGTCCTTGTCAGAGGTTTGCGATGCGCCCGGCGCTAGACCGGCGTGCGCTTGGCGCCGCCGAGAATGATCGGCGCCGAAACGATCGACGCCGGCGAACCGCCCGTCGGATCGCTGTCGACGACCGCGCGGATCTCGGCACGAGCCGCCTTGAGATCGAACGCGAGCTCGAGCACGCCCGAGGCGTTCGGACCGGCCGGGATGTTGATGGTCTGCGGATCGCCGTAGTCGGCGGGCGAGCCGCCGCCGGAAAGCGCATCCTGCAGCTTGACGACGATCGTGCCGCCGGTAACGCCGCCGGACGTCGCCCACGAAAAGGGCACGATGCACGAGTCGAAACCCGCACGGCTGACGAATGTGCCGTTCTGAGCCGAGCCCGTGCCGGCGATCGGCTTCAGGCTTTCGACGATCTTCAACCCCTCGTGCGGGGCGCGTTGCTGCGAAATTCCACCGGACATCGATGAAAGCTCCTGTTCCTAGGTGATGAGGGGAAAAGGACGGCGCGAACGGCGTTCGCGCCGTCAGTTCAGCATTAGGCCCACTTGACGCCGGTGAGGACGAGCACGGACGTGAGGCGGCGCATGCCGATATCGTGCTCGATAATCGCGCGGAACAGCGTTTCGTCGCGCTGGAACGCGGAGTACGTGACGCCGGCGACGACATAGGTCGCCTCGCTCGACGCGGCGAGCAGCAGACCCGTCGCTTCGCCGATCATCACGTCGTCGAATTCGACGAGATAAAGTTCGGACTCGTCGGTGCCGCCACCCAGGTTCTCCGGGATCTGCGTCGTGACCTTGAACGGCCGGCCGCGGAACCGCCCTTGATCCATTTCCGACTTGAACACGTAGTTCGCGTTCGTGTCGGTCAGATTGTAGAGATACGACTCCGTGCGCGGCGACATCAGCCAGCCCTGACGGACCGGCGGCCGGTTCGTCTGGCGCAGCGCCAGCTCGATCTTCGCCAAGTCCGCGCGCGTGTTGGCGAGGTTGACCGTCGCGTTCGCGGCGATGACGATCGTCGGCGAGCCGGAATGCAGCGCCGCCTGATACCGGAGGCCCGTCGGCGTGTCTTGCGTGCCGTCGCCGCGGATGAACGCCAAGTCCGTGCGCGCGGCGATATCATTCCGCATGTCGTCGCGAATCATGCCGTCGGTCGCGGGCGAGGCGAACCGCAGCAGATCGTTCGATACCGGCACGAGCGACGCCAGCTTGCGCGCCGCGAGCTTGGCCTGCCCGAAGGTCATGCCGCTCGTCGCAATCGGTTGACGCTCCCCGACATACGCCGCCGAGGTGCCCGTCGCCTGCCGGTTTACGGTCAGGTTGCCCGACGGCATCGGGATGATGCGCGGGCCCATGCTCATCACGACGGAGGCAGGACGCAGATACTCGACGAAATCGCCGGAAACGGTTTCCGGCACGAGGACACCGCCGACCGAACCGGGCGTCGTCGCCATGGCTTCCATGGCCTCCGCGAGCTCGCCGTCGCCCAGGACGTCGCCGATATACTGCGCCGCCTCGTGATTGTTGCGGCTACCGGCGTGAATCGCGCGCACGACGCGCACGACGCGCAGGCCTTTGTCGGCCGGGTTGGCGATCGCGGTGCGCGGCGGCAAGATCTGCGCCGGCGGCTTCGGCGACGCCGGCACCGGCTGCGCGGACGCCGACAGACGACGCTGCACGTCCTCGAGCGCGGTAATTTCCTTGGTCAGGCGATCATCTTCGGCCTTCAGCCGTTCGAGTTCGGCATGCTCTTCCGCAGTGAGATCGCGGCCGTCGCCCTCGTCCGCCTTGGCGGAGATCGCCTTCATTGCGTCGAGAACTTTTCCCTTCTCGGCGCGCAGCTCCGTGATGCGTTTCATGTTGCTCTTTGCTCCAAACAAAAAGGCCGCGGTTGCGGCCGGGGGTCCCCGCGCGTAGGAGCCGGGAAATCGAATTGTGACGCTTCAGACCGCGCGGCTACGGATCTCGATGTCGCGCTCGATGGCGGCACGACGCGCGCCACCACGGCCGGCTTGAACCGCCGGCGCGACTTCATCGGCCAGGCGCTTCAAGGCAGCCTCGAAACCTTCGACGCGATCCGCCATGCCCTTGGCGACGGCATCTGCACCGACCCGCAAGCCGCCGGCGCCGAAATCGGCGATCACCTTGTCGCGCGACACCCCGCGCAGAGCGGCGACGTCGGCGATGAACTCCGCCTCGACCGCGTCGAGCACCGCCCGCACCCGGGCGATCGTCTCGTCCGAAGCGTCGTCGGTTTTCTTGTACGGCGCATTGGACGAAACCACGCGAATGACGCGGTTGCCCTCGGCATCGGGCGCCTCTTGCACCCGCACCGCGCTCGCCACCCCGATAGACCCGGCGACGGACGTGCGCTCGATCGCGATTTCGCGCGCGGCGGCCGCGATCCAGTACGCGGCCGACGCGCCGGTGCCGTTGATGTGCGCGACGACGGGCATCTTGCTGCGCATTGCTTTGATGCGCGCGGCGAACTCCGCCGTGCCCGTCACCACGCCGCCGGGCGAGTCGACACGCAACAAGAGGGCCTTCACTGACGCAGTCTCCAGAACCGTATCGAGATCGCGGTCCAATTCCGACAACGCTGTCGCTCCGGACAGCGTCATCAGGTTCGAATAGGGGAATATCGGCCCCATCACCGGCATGATCGCGACGCCCTCGTAAAGCCGGGTCACGAAGGCGTTCTGCAGCGGCTGCGTTTTGACAGCCGCCATGATGTCCGTGTCGCGAACGGCGTTCGCGGACCGGCCATGGATCGCGCGGGCGATCTGGTCCGGGTCGGCGGCGACGCGGCGGGCGACATCGACGATCGCAGCGAGCGCCTCGGGCACAATCGCCCACGCCGTCGCGGTGATGGCATCCAAAACACGGGTCATGGCGTCTCCTTCGGCGCGCCGCCCATGTTGAGCGGATTGGCCAATGTGTTGCCGCCTGAGATCGGCGCCATATTTTCGCGCCGGCGCGCCTCGTCCGCCGTCATCCACGGACGGCCGACGGCCTGCTGATAGTAGTTCCCGCGCGCCTCCAGCGACCCGCGCTCGAGCCCCGCCATCTCGAATTCGAAATAGAGGGTCTCCTGCTCGCGCTCGGTGAGCAGATCAGCGTTCAAACGCTGTTCCCAAGCGCGCGCGATCTCGACCATCGTGAGCGTCTTGAACATTTCGAGCATCACGTCGGCCGACGCGTAGGTCGCCGTCTTGCCGTCGTGGCCGACCATCATCGGCGGCACGTCGAAAAAGCGGCAGATGTCCGGAATGGAGAAATTCATCGTCTCCAGGAACTGCGATTCGTCGTTCGTAAGGCCGATGGTCGCAACGTCGAGATCTTCCTCGAGGACGGCCACGCTGTGACGGTTGGCGCCGCCGTATTTCTCTTTCCAATCCGACTTCAGGCGCGTTTTCGCCTCCGGACTGAGGCGCTTTTTATGCTTCAGATAGACCATCGGCCGCGCGTCGTTGGCGAAAAAGCGGCTGCCGTAGTCACGCGCGGCGATGTCGCGACCGATCACCTCGCGCGCGTAGGTCACGCGCGACACCCCCATATCGCCGTCAAGCGACGGGCCACGGTGATGCAGAACCTCTTCCGAGGTCAGACCGGTGAAAACGCGGCCGTTCGCTGCGTAGTAGTCGTAGAAAAAGTCGCCGTCGTCGGTCTTGCGAACCACCGTGCGATCCGGATGCATCGGAATCAGCTCGAGGATCTCGCCGCGGCCGTTGAAGATCTTGCGCGAGTAGGCGTTTCCACGCTGATCGATGTGCGCCTGGCTCATGAACACCCAGTCCACCATCGTCTGCCAGCGGTTCGGACGGCTGTGCACCATCCTATAGAGGCGATGGTCCGTCGCCGGCGCACGATCCTCGCCAACGCGGCGGTAAAGCTTCAGCGGCAGCGATTTCAACGTGCCGGCACGCAGTTCTATGCAGGCGAACACCGTCGAAACGCGCATCGCCGTTTCGGGCGAGACGCGAACGCCCGCCGACGTCGGCCCGCCGCCGCCCAGCGACGTAATCAGCCAGCCCGCCTCCTCACCCGTCAGATGATTGTCGGCGGCCGCCTCGATCGGCGCCGTGCTCTGCAGCGGACGCCCATGACGATCGACGAGCGTTGCTTGATCCATGTCGCTCCCGTCACGCGATCGTCAACAGGCCGCGCTCTTCGTAAACCGAATTCCCCGCGGCCGGCGGGTTCTTCGACATCAGTTTCTCGGCGTTCAACAGCGCCATCAGCGGATCGATCTTGCCCGTGCCCGACGCCTGCTTCGTAATCAACACCGCATTCGAGCGCTGCTCGACCTTCGCGTTGCCCAGGACCCAAGCCATAAGCGCCGTACCGCCATGCTTCATCGTCCCGGCGGCGAGCAGGCGCTCGACCGTCTTGATCACGTCGATCAGTTGCCAACCCTGGCGGACGCCGGAGACCTCTCCGACCTCTTCGTCGGTCGAGAGCGAGAAGTCCGCTTTCACGAGCGCGTCGACCAGCTCAGGGATGCCCGATGGATCGACGCCGATCGCATCTTTCTCCGGCAGCAAGCCCGCGTCGCGCACCTTCTTGACGATCTCCACGATCATCGTGATGTCGTCGCCGGGTTTTTCGTAGAAGATCAGCGTGCCTTCTTTTTCGAAATCGAGCAGGCGCGAGGCGATCGCCTTGCGCTGCTCAAGAACGCCCTGCGCGGCTTCCTCGACCGCACTCCGGAAGGCGAAGGCCCTGATCCAAACCAGACGTTTCCGCGTCTCGCGTTCGCGGCCGTTGACACACAGACCGAACAAATCGTCGAGACCGCCGCCGTCGAGGCCGATCGTCGCGACCTCGCAGCGTTCGAGCAGCGCATCGAGCTCGACAAGCTCGACGTCGGCGTTCTTCGCCCAGTGCTTGGCGCCGACCCAGGCATCGGTCGCCAGCGCCATGCCGATCTGCACGTTCAAATGCTGCGAGGCCCAACCGCGAAGCGCCGAGTCGCCCTTAGCGACGGCTTCTTGGTAGTCTTCCCACAGCCGATCGACGGTGAGCGAGCGCCCCACGTTCGGATTGATGCCCGCCCAATGGCGCCGATCGCGCCAGCCGTCGTTGCGAAGCATTTCCTCCGCGAATTCGTAAAGCACGGCGAGCAACGGCGCCTTGATGCGCCCGTCGCGCACCGCGCGCGCCTTCTTCAGCTGCTCGAGGAACTCGCCGGCGGGCGGTTTCTCCGATTGCGTCGAGATGCCGACCAGGAACGACTCCGGGAAGGGCAGCATGCCGCCGCGCAGCTGACGCAGCACCGGGGCGGCCTTCAAAAGTTCGCCGAGCAAGTGATATTCGTCGATGAGCGTGCCGCCCGACGGCTTAACGCCCGTCAGGATGTGCTCATCGAACGTCTTGATCATCAGCTTCACGCCGGTTTCGAGCAGCGTGAGGCGTTTTTGGTGCTCCTGGATCTTGATCCGCTTCTTCAGGAAGGGATCGGCGAGCACCATGCCGACCGCCTGCTGAAAGCCGGTGTCGGCGATCGCTTGCGTCGGACCGATGAACAGAAATTCCGCGCGCGGCCGGCGCGACAGCAGCGCCGCCGTTAAGATCAACGCGGCGCCGTAGGTTGTCTTGGCGTTTTTCTTCGGAACGAGCAGAAACAGCTCGCGGATGAAGCGCTCGCCGTCGATGTACGAACCGAAAAGCGCCAGAACAATCGCAAAGAACCACGCGCCGCCGGCCTCGGCGAGCGTCGGCGTTCCCGGCACGTCCGGCAACCGCAGCGCCTTGAACACTTCGAGCGCCCGGTTGGCCTCGACCATGTTCAACGGCAGATCAGGAACGAGCGGGCGGCCCTCCCTCAGCCGCGCTTCCCAATCGGGACAACTCAGGTCCCACACAAAAAAAACTTCCTAGAAAAAATCACCGCCAAAAAATCTCCGGCTGAGGGCCCAAGCGGTTCGGACCCCAGAGGCTGCAGGGATTTGATACCCCCTACCCCTGGTGCCGTTTGGCGCGCTCCTGGGCAGCCTTCAGGGTGTTGTGCTGCACACAGAGGCACTGGAGCTTGCCGTCAACGGCACCACCGCCTTTGCGTTCGTCGATGTGGTCGGCAATCAGGCGGTGAGCCGGCCATGACCTTGGGCAGCGATCGCCGTCGGGCATGACCCATTCGCACTGATAGCCCGCGCGCCTTAGCACCTCTTCGCGACGCGCGCGATGCTCTGCGGTCAGCAGCTCAGCGTCCGCACGCTTCGGACCGGACGACACACGGCCGCGATCGCGCGAACCGAGGCGCGAGCCGACCGTCTTGAGCCTGACCATCAGTTGAGACGCTTGTCCCAAGGGTCCGCCACCTCATCCGCCGGCGGCGTGGCCGTGGTTGCGGGCTTGAACAGGTCGACGTCGTCCTCATCGGTGAGGTTGTCGCGGCGCGCCTTGAGCAGGGCGACGCGATCGAGCGGCGTGAGGCCGAACTTCACCGACAACGCCATCACTTGCTCGTAGGCATAGGCCTCACGATCGACGGACGGGTTCTTGCGGGGCAGCGCACCGCCCGATACCGCCTTCACCATGAACCACGTGCCGCGCTTCAGACGATCATCCATCGCAGCGACGAACTCGCCCTGCCAATAGCACAGCATGGCGAACGTGAAGCGATCGAGCTGGTGCAAGCGCCCGCTCTTGGTGAGCTGGGGCGCGAGCTCACGCCACACCGCCAGTGCAGGCGCAAGGCGCGGATCGTTGATGAAGGCTGGCGGTGCAAGCTCACCCTCATGCTCCGGCGCGGCTTGCGCCAGCAGTGCTGCTAGGCGCTTGGCCTCAACCGCCGCAAGCTCTTCTTTGCTGAGCCGCGGCTTTCTCGCGGCGGCCGACATGACATCGCTCCTTCGCCACAAACGCAAAACGGCGGCACCAATGAAAGGGGCCGCCGTTCGCAAATCACACATGGATCGTAGCACACGTCTACTGAAGCGTTATCTCCCCGTCAATGGGGAAGTTTGCGCGACGTGGATGATGCCCACAGCGCCTTCTTTTGAGCCGTTCCACGGTGCGAGCGGCGGCAGTGCGTGGGTCACCGCGTGCGCGGCGAGCACGACGCGGCCTTCCAGCAGGACATCGCGAATCACTTTCAGCGCCGCCCACCAATTGACGTAGATGGTGCGCACGCCGTCGAGATCGCGCGGCCGATCGACCTCGACGATCGGCACGTAGATGCCTGAGCGCTCGAAGTAGCGGTTGCGCAGCGCACGCGGCCAAGCAGGCACCACCTTGGCCGAACACAGATGCGCCCAGCCACCACAACGGCAGGCCGACGGGTGCGACTCGTACCATTCGCCAGCCACATGCTCGCCCTCGACGACCTTCCACTTCGTCGGCGCCATGCGATAGCGCGCTTGCGGCTTCCAGTCGGGCCGCGTGCCGGCGACGCCATGATCGCGGACAAGCGCCGCGCCAGCCGACGACAACCCATTGACGACCTGGTCGACGGTCAGCGCATCGTCGTGGCAGCCAGCTCGTGCGCCCGACACCCCGCCGCCCGAACCTTCCGACCACGACGGCATGCCGCGCACCCGCTCGATCCCATAGGCCCAATGCAGCAATCGCTCGACCGAGATCTGGCGCTTCTGCGCGCTCTGTTTCGCGACGTTACGCTCACTATCGAGCGTAACGCCCGGTGTAACGCTCACTGTAACGCCTTCGATCATCACCTAATTCCTTGTTTTACTTGACTAAATGAATGAAGGAATAACGAGACGTTACGGTTGTTACGGTGATTTCGGCATTTTCTATATGTATGTATAGACGCACATCCACCCGGTTTCGCCGTAACACCGTAACGCTTTGCCATTTGTCCTTCTCGCTCAAGGGGTTGGAGGCGTTACGGTCGACCGTTACGGTCGCCGTTACGGTCCATTTTTCTTCAGGCGCTGGTTGAGGGCTCGGGCGGCAACACGCGGTCGTCGCGGTCCGCGTCATCGGGATGCGGCGGCGTGGCGAGCGGCAATCTGACGAACGGCAGCACGCGGCAGCGCACCAGGTTGCCGGCGAAGCGCACCGGATCCTTCGGCACGAAGCTGTCGGCAACCCGCTTCAGCACGCCGTTCCAGGCGCCGCCAGCCCAGTGCGTGTCGGCGAAGAGATCGTCGAGGCCCTTGTGGCGATGCGCGATCGCGAGCGCCAGGTCGTTGCCCTCGCCGAGCCACAGGACGCGCATCCCGTGGCGCAGCAGCTCCTTATGATCGCCACTCAGGCTGATCACGCTCCCGTCGGCGGTGCTGGTGCGCACGCCGACAATCATCTCGCCGACGGTCTTGGCGGCGTGCTCGCCCTTGATCGCCGACGTCATGAGATGCTGCAGGCAGTTTTGCGCCTCGCCTTCGTCGGCGCGGCCGAGCAAATCGTCTTTGACCTCGTCGAAGCGCCGCAGCAGATCTTCCGCATCGGCGAGAGCGATCGTGTCGTCGCGCAGCATCATCTCCGACATGGCGAGCAGCGTGCCCATCTGGTCGACGATGCGGCCGCCCTTGTGCCAGACGTTCATGATCGCTTGCTCGAACACGCGCTCGTTCGCTTGGAAGCGCCAAAAGCCTTCGAGAGCGCGGGCGCGAAGGCGCGCGCCGAGCTTCGGCATGGTGGCGCCGATGCGCGTCACGTTGGCGACGTCTTCGCGCGTGGCGCCTTCGAGCGAACGCAGATCGATCACATGGATGCGCGTGCGGTCTTGCGGCTTCAACGGCGCCGGCACGATGCCGGAGAAATAGAAGCAGCCGCGAATGATGTACGTGCGCACGCGGCCTTCGGGCGATCCGCGGATGATGCCCGCCTGATCTTCCGTCGACGCCAGGCGCGCGAGCTGCACGACCTGCTCTTGCTTCACCGGATCGATGTCGCGCTCGAACTCATCCAGCAGCACGGGACGCGCGGCGCCGGCGAGCTGCTGCGCGATCGCCATCTTCGTCGGCTCGGACGCTCGCATCGCCGACGAACCCAGAAGATCGCGGATGACAAGCTCGAGCGTCGACTTGCCGGTCGATGTGTCGCCGGTCAGCCAAATGTGCGGCCGCCATCTCAGCGCACCGGCCAGGAAGGCGCAGCCGATCCAGCCGAGCAGCACGCGCGGATCCTCGGGATGCGAATAGCGCCAGCGGTCGAGGAAGCTGTACAGGTCGACGACGTCGTCGCGGCTAGCGGCGTCGCTCGACGGTTTCGCCTCGGCGCGCGAGGCGGTGTAGATGTAGCCGCCGTAACGCGCGCCGGCGGCCAGCACTTCCGGCGAACCGCGTTCGCGGCGCACTTCGATTTCGTCGCCCAGATGCAAGAGCAGGACCTCGCCGCTCTTGAGCCGCCAGGCGCCCGGCCCGCGCACCTGATGCTCGGCATGGAAGAACCCAGCATCGCAGCAGCGCGCCATCAGCCACTCGCCCGCCCACTGCCCCACGAAGCCGGCGACTTCGCGCACGCCTTTGAAGCAGCTCTTCAGCCACCACGTGTCGCCGTCGAACAGCCCGGCCAGCACGGCCGGCGACGTCATATCGGCGGCGCGCAAATACTGGATCTGCCCGCGCGGCGTCATCAACACGAACTGATCGCCGGTCTTGCCAAGCGGCTTGACCGGGCAGTTCTTGATCGTCGGCTTCAGGCGCTCATGATCGTCGCCGCCTTCGAGCGGCAGCTTCTTCTGCCGCCGGCCTGGGCCGTCGTCGAGATCCCCGTCATCGATCGACATGTGAGCCCTTTACGCCGCCGCCTGTTCGCCGACGCTGGCGATCGTGGGCTCGCGCAGCAGTGCGCGGTTGAAGGCCTGCGTGTAGTGGCGTTCCGCCTCAGTGCGCGAAATGCCGGCACGCTCGAAGTCCTTCAGCATCACGGTCGCGCGCGAGGGCGCCGCCTCGACGATGACGCGCGCCATGCGGCGAATGATTTCTTCCGGCTTGAGCGCGACGGCGCCCGGCGTGACGGTCGCCGGCACGCGCGGTGCGCCCGCGGCTTCCGCCGCATCGCGTTGACGTGCAGCGCGGCGCGCATCGTCGGAAATGCGGCCGTCGGTGGAGAGGCTAAGCAGCAGTTCGTGGCGGCCCATTTTGGTTCTCTTGGCTGGGGGTGAGCTTGACGGCACGCAGACGGGGAAGTGTCGGCTGCGCTCTATTCCATTCCTTCGCGACCTGGTCGCGCAGCGCGGCCGAGTCGCGAAACCGCAATTCTTCGATCGACGCGAGCACGGCGTCGGCAGGCTGACGCGGCGTCAGGCGCCAATCCATTTTCTTGGCGTCCAGGATCAGCGCGCCGAAGGCCTCGGGCCCGGTCTCGGCCGCGAACAGCAGCGACGTCGTCTCGCCGACGCGCGCCAGCCAATGCTTGAGCCACAAGAACGGCGAGGTGAACACGTCGAGGCCGCCGTCGCTGGCGCGCCAGCCCATGGCGTCGCAGTGGCCGGTGTAGCGCCAGACGCGCGACTGATGGCGCCCGTCGACGGCGAAGGCGACCAGGTCGACGATCGCGTCGTCGTCGCCGCCCCAAACCGGCATCGCCGTCACCGGAAACAGCCACACGTTCCAACTGCCTGACGGCTGCAGCAGCGAGTCGACGTCGAACCACGGCCCGTCGAGATTGATGCGCGCCGGCACCAGACCGCAGCGGTTCATCAGCGCCATGACGCGCACGACGTCGCGCGGGAACGCCAGGTCGAGGCCGAACAGATCGGCGATCGCGCGCGCGGTGCCGCCGTCGATGCTGCCGAAATCGTGCGCCGCGTCGAGCGCCATGGCGTAGCCTTCCGCCGGATCTTTCATCGCCGCCACCATCAATCGCGCATCCAATGCAAATCGCGCGGCACGGCGCGTTCGTAGCGCTCGCGCTTTTGCGGCGTGCGCAGCGGCGCCCGATCGGCGGCCGGCCACATCTCGAGCGCCGCGCACAACGCCGCGACGCTGGCCGCGATTTGCGGCTGCGGATCTTCCGGCACGTCGCGCCATCCCAGGCAAATGCTCTTGAGTGCGTTCAGCATCAACGCGTGACCGCGCGCGGCGAGCGGCAAGTTCTTCGTGTTGATGAACGTCGGCCGTTCGGCGCAAATCGCGGCGCCGGCGATGCTGGCGCGCCGCTCAGACGCCGCGCGCGCCGCGAATTGCAATTCGGTCCACGGATCGAGTCGGCTCACGCGGCCACCTCACGATCGGCGTCGACAGGCCGCATCGCGTAGCCCTGACCCCAAAGCGTTTCAATCCGCCAGCAGCGAAGTTTGGGCCGCATCTTGCAGACCAGCACGTCGATGATCTTCGGATCGGGCGCGTCGTCGACGCGCAGCGCGTAGAGAGAATGATGGATGCGTTCCTTAGGCACGCACGCCCCCCCCCGGTCATGGAGGATCTTCGCGATCGCCAATTCCGTCCGCGTCAGCGGCGCCAGCTCATCGCCCGGCAGCGCGAAGACGGCGAAGTCCTCCTGGATAGCGGCGAGGCGCGACCGCAACTCCGCGTTCTGCTGGCGCAGCGCCTCGACTTCGAGCTTGAGCCATTGGTCCGCGCTCACGACACCGCCTTGATCTTGCGGTCGAGATGTTCGCGCAGCAGGCGCAGGACGTGCTCGACGCGCGTGCCGCCTTCGTCACGCGAGGCGATGCTGGCGCGCGCCTCGACGTCTTCGACGACGACGTCGGAGAGCGCGACATGCACGCTGGGATGGCGCCACACGTCGGAGAACTTCGCGAGCAGCACCGCGGCGCGGATGAAGCGCTGTGTCAGCAGGCAGCGCCCCGACAATTCGCCGGCGCGCCGCAAGACGTCGAGCGCGGCAAGCACGATCTTTTCGCCGTGCACGGCCAGCGCGCTGGCGATCGCCTCGGGCGACAAGGTCTGATCGTAGCGCCGGCGCGAGGCGTCCATCGGCCATTTGAGAATTTGGATCTGCGCCTTCGCGCAAAGGGCAAAGAGCGTCTGTGCGCGTTCGTCGCCGGACGCGGCGCGCGCGTACCACATGGCGCCGTTCGGCACGCGGGCGCTTTCGGCGTTGATGCACAGGAACGTGTCGGCTTGCTGCGCGAGATCCGCCGACACCACCCACGCCGGCACGCGATCGATGTCGCCGCGCGCGAGAACGGCCGCGGCGCGGTGCTGCCCGTCGATGATCGCGTGGCTGCCGTCGCCGAGATCGGCGACGATCAGCGGCGTGAACTTGCGCCAGTCGAAACCGAGCGCGATTCGGCGAACGCGGGACACGCCCTTGTCGCCGAGCTCGCGTTGATAGCGCGTGTCGACGACCAGCTTTGCCGGATCGAGCCAAACGATGCCGGCCTTTTTGCCCTTGGCCGCGGGCATTTTGCTGCGGTCGATCTTCAACGCCAGAACCGGACGCAAACTCATGCCGCCCGCCTTTCGCGTTCCGCATCGAGGCCTTCGCCGCACGCGCCGCACAGTTTGCCCGGGCCGTCGAACAGGCTTGCGCAGATCTCGCAGCGCGGGCGGCGGCGCTTGATGCGCAGCGGCGTCTTGAAGCCGTAGCGCCGGCAGACGTTGTCGATCGACTTTGCCGTGCGGCCGATGAACCGGGCGCGCAGCAGCTCTTCCATCGTCGGCGGCGATTCGCCCGACATGGCGGCCTTGAGCCACGCGAGATCGCGGCAGCACCACACCTCGCCCGAGCGCCGGCTCGACGACAGCTCGCAGCGCGGGCAGGCGAAGGGCATGGCGCCGGACGCGTCCGTCATGACCGCCCCCGAAAAAATGCCCGCGAGCACGGCACCTTGGCCGTACCGCCTCGCGGGCAAGTTAAGGGAGGAAACGCCCTCGGAAGGGCATGCTTGCGCCCCACAAACGGGGCCCGTTGAGCGCGCGTCGCCGCGCGCAATTCGATTGAGCGGGCGCGACGGCCCGATGCTGTGACGGTCCCCAGACCGCCGCACCCGCTCTTGCCCGCGGAAGGAGTTACCGACCACCGCGAACAAACCTTCATCACGCGACCTCGCGCGTGTTGACCAATTCCTCGATCGCCGCGAGCGCCGGCGCCGTGCGGTTCACCTCTTTCAGCGATATGAAGCGCCGCATGTCGTCCAGCTTGGCGACGACGACGTCGGTACCGAACACCTCGTTCGCGAAGCCCGCGTCGAACAGTGAAATCATCTTCGTGAGGACGTAGCTGTCGGGCTGCGAATAACCGGCAAGCCAGTTGTCCACGGTTGCCGACGTCAGCTGCAGCGCGTGCGCCAGATCCACCTTGCGCAGGCCGGTGTTCGGGAACAGCCTTCTGCGCATCGCGCCTGCGATTCGCGCGCGAAACTCATCCCTCGAAATTTCCTTGCGCGGTTTCCGAAATGTTTTTGGAAACGATGGCAAAAAATTTTCGCTCATCGCGCGCCACCATCGCAACGAATGGACCGGCCGGACGCGGTTAGACTGGGGGTCGCCGCGCCCGGCCGTGCAGCACCGCGCGTAGAGGCCCATCGCACGGTTCCGTGGGAGGCGCAGCTCATGCGGCCTCCGAATTGACGCTGAAGAAATCGTTGGGGGTGAGGACGACGCCGAGAACCTGAGCAGCTTCGAGCACGCGCGCCTGTTGCCTTGCAGGGACAACACCGCGCCGCTTCCAGCCCGCAATAACCGTCTGTCGGCAGCCTAGGGCCTCAGCAAGGCGCTCCTGGGTACCGAATTTCTTGATGATGGCTTCAACGACTTCGCGGCTCATGGCCCGGAGCGTTAAGCACCTTGCGTAATATTGTCAAGTTCAATACGGCGTTGGCTTTATTATTGCGTGGCGAAATATCGTCATGCGCAATATGAAGCACGAAACGTCACCATCGCCGGTCGGCAAGCGCATCGCGAAAGCCCGCAGCGCCGCAAAGCTGTCGCAAGTGGCGCTTGGCGAACTGATCGGCCAATCGCAGGGCGCGATCGCAGGCTGGGAAACGGGCCGCAACGAACCGTCGCTCGACATGATCGAGAAGGTGGCGCTGAAAACCAAAAGCGACCCCGCGTGGATCGCATTCGGCCGCGCGCAAACTTCCGCGCTGGTCGGTGACGAGCGCTATGTATCAGTGGCGATCTATGACATTCAGGCGGCTGCCGGCGACGGCGCGATCGCCGACGGCGAACGCACGCTGGGACACAAGCTCTTCGAGACGGAACTGATTCGCTCGCTGACCAACGCACAGCCGAGTCGGCTTGCCGTTATCCGCGTTCGCGGCGACTCGATGCAGGAAACGCTCTTCAACGGCGACCACGTTCTCATCGACCTTGATCAGCGCAACGTGGCGCGCGAGGGCATTTACGTGATCAACGTCGAGGATAGCTTGCAGGTGAAGCGGATCTCGATGCACCCGAAAACAAAGCTGCTGACGGTGCGATCCGACAACCCGCGTTATCCGAGCTACGACGATCTGAGGGGAGACGACCTTATCGTCGTCGGCCGCGCGATTTGGCTGGGGCGCAGCGTCGGCTAGCGCAGTTCCATTTCCCTGTAGTACAGGCGGGCCTTGTTGCGGCAATCGACCCAGATCACAACCTCAGCTGGCGGCGTGGATCGCGATCCTGACCACTCGACGACCTCGACGGCGTCGCAGCCCTTGTGACGCGCGGCCCTTTCCGCCGCCACCTTCCGCAGCGCCTCGATGCGCGCCACGCCCGACTCGCCCCATGTCGCGAACGTGGTTGGAAACCCGATTTTCGTATACGGTGCAAGGGCGGAAGGATCGATTGGGGCGGGCGTGTCGCGCGTGTCGCCACTCACCTCAAGAACATTGGTCGACGCAAGTGGCGCTCGTTTCGTTTTCGCAATCATGCCGGCGCCCACCAGCAAGACGCCCGCGATAACGACCGCGGTCACAATCCAAGCTGTTTGCTTCGAGCTCATCGGTACGGGCACGCCCGGATTGCGGGCCGGCGCCGCTGGCGGAGGCGCGACCGCTAAAGGCTGATCCTGCTGAATCACGACGGTCTGCGGCGGTGGCTTGGCCAACGCCCAAACTAGCGACAAGACCCAGCCGATCAAAGTCCACCCCAAGAAAAGATTGAGAGCGAAGATAGCCACGGCGTTGTGATGACTGTTCGCGAGCGCGACGATCGTCGGCAGAAAATAGAGCGCAAGTAAGATAATACCGACTTCCATTGAGCGGGCCTCCCGGTCTGACCAAAAATAGGCGACCCGCCGCGCCCCGGTGAAATGACGTATCGCACTTGACAATATTACGTTACGCACTCAGTCTCCCGCGCATCGCACCGGGAGACCCGCATGACCCTCATCCTCTTCCCCCACCATCGGCCCGCGAACGCCGTTCGCCGGCGCTTTCGCTTTTGTGACGAGGTCCGCATCGCCGGCGAAGGGCGCGACGCCCGCGCCTTCGTCGTCAGCACCCGCGCCACGCTGACCCACGTGCGCGAGGCGCTGTGCCTGCGCGCCGACGGCTCGATGGTCGTCGTCCCCGAACGCGCCCTGCTGGCGCCGGTCGTGAAGCTCGAAAGGCGGGCGGCATGAGCGGGATCTTCGCAAAGACCTGCATCGTCAAGACCCTAAACGGGGTCGAGGTTGCACGACGCCGCGTTGTCTGCGGCCAATACGAACTCGACCGCGAATACGGGGCGGTCCGCGCTGTGATGTCGGCGCGCTACCCCGACCACTATCTCTTCTGCGACGCGAGCGAAGGCGTCGAGCTCAGAGGCAACGACGCGCTGCAGGCCGAGACGGCGCACCGGCACCCTTCGAGCACCCCGTCATACGGCCTCACCAAACGTCGAGGCGCGGCGTGAACGCGCAGAAGCACCTCGACGCGCTCCGCGACCACGTCAAGCACGAGAACCTGGCGCGCGATCACCGTCACGGTATCGCGAAGCTCTTCCAGACGGCCCAGCAGCTGCTCACGCGCTGCGACGACGTCATCAACCCCCAACCCAAAGGAGACGACCAGCGATGAGCGCGGCCGAAAAACTCCCCGCCGGCCAACCCGGCGTCATCTATGTGCGTCACGATCAGCTGACGCCGTCGCCGCTGAACCCGCGCAAGCACGCGCGCACCGACGCGGAAATCGCCGAACTCGCCGCGTCGATCGCGTCGAAGGGCTTGCTGCAGAACCTGGTCGTGCGCAACGACATCAACAAACTCGGCGACGACGAGCAGCAGACCTACGAGATCGCCGCCGGCGAAGGCCGCTGGCGCGCCGTCGGCAAGCTGATCGCGGACGGCAACGCCGACGGCAGCTATCTGATGCCCGTCGCGGTGCGCGAGCTTTCCGACACCGACATGATCGAGATCGGTCTGATCGAGAACCTGCAGCGCAACGATCTCGAACCGCTCGACGAGGCGCGCGCGTTCGCCGCGCTCTACGACGCGCACGCCAAGATCCTGGGCCGCAAGGCCGCGGCGCATGCCGTGGAGAAGATCGCCGGCAAGATCTCGCGATCAACACGCTATGTGCAGAAGCGCATCAAACTGGCGCGCGACCTGCTGCCCGGGTGGGCCGAGCTGCTGGATCAAGGCGTGCTGCAGCTGCAGACCGCGCTGGCGCTGAGCGGCATGCCGGCCAAGGCGCAACAGAAGGAACTCGACGACTGCCGCGAATATCGGACCAACGAGATCGATCGCGATCGCGTGCGCGATCTGTCGCCGCACCGCATGGCCGACGATTGGCGGCCGATGACCGGCGCGCTGTTCGACGTCGCGAAATACACCGGCGACGTCGTCGACGTCGACGGCGAGGCGCACGCCACCGACGTCAAGCAGTTCGACGCGCTGCAGAAGGTCGCGGCGGCGGCGTTCGTCAAGGACATGCGCGCGAAGACGAAGGCCGGCGAGATCTTGTTCTTCGACGAAGTGCAAAACTTCGAACCGCAGAACTACGAGCAAGGCGAGGACGGCGACACCGGCGGCGTGGTGCTGCACAAAAACTACGACGGCGAATTCCGCGTCTATCGCAACCTGATCAAGACGAAAGCCCTGATCGAGCGCGAGGAGAAGCAAAAGGCGGCGCAGCTCGCCACGGCGAAGCGCGCGAAACGCGAGCGCGAGGAGACGAAGCCGAAGAAGAAGGCGGCGGCGCCGCAATGGGATCCGCGCATCAACGAGGTGCGCACGCTGGTCGCCGCCGACAAGCGCGCGCAGTACGCGCTGGCCATCTTTACGAGTGAGCTGGGACGCAGCACCAGCGACGGCCTCGGCTGGGTACGCCACCGCGCTTGGGACCGCACGGCGCTGGAGCGCGCGATCGCCGAAGCGGGCGGCGCGAAGAAGAAGGGCGACAAGCTCTTGGCGTGGCTGCTGGAACAGAAGACCGCAACGCTGGCTGATATCCTTCTGACCGGCGAAGTCGGACGGCTCGAAGTTGTCGACCGGGAAGCGCCCGACGTCGATCCGAAATCCGACAAAGTGCTGTTCGACTACGCCGGCGCGACGGGCGCCACCAAGGCGGACGCACCGGCGAAAGGCAAAGCCCGCACGGCGTCGAAGTCCAAGCCCTCGAAGAAGAAGGGCAAGGGCAAATGAAACTTGGCAACCTCATCACGGGAGCCTTCGCGCTAGTCGGCGCCGCCGGTCTTATCGGAATGACGATCGCCGACGCCGAACACCGTTCGGCCCTCCGCACCGAGATGCAGAGCGTCGAGACGCTGCTGCTGTTCCACGGCTACGACGTCGGCGGCTTCGCCGAGACGCCGGAGCCGGACCTCGAGCTCGTCGACGCGATCGCGCCGCCGGGCTGCGTCGACGTCTGGCGCGTGGCGCAGCTGGCGCAGTTGGCGATCGTGCGGCGCGCGCCGGCGCACAAGAACGAGAGCGGCACGATCGGCGCCGCCGCCGCGATCGCCTACGCGCAAGATGCCGACCGGCTGGAGTGCGTCGGCCTGGCGCCGCAGGTGGGACCATGAGCGAGCTGGCGCAGGCCTATGCCGAGCAGCTGGCGACGGTCACGCCGGCGGCGCTCGACGACAAGCTCTCGATCGGCGAGCGCGAGGTCATCGCGTTGATGGCGAACGGCAAGAGCCAGGCCGAGATCGCGCATACGCTGAAGCTTAAGCCGGACAACGTGCGCGCCATCCTTGTCCGCGCGCGGCACAAGACCGGCGCCCGTACGCGCGAGCATCTGGTGGCGCTGTGGGTGACGGCGAAGTTCAAGTCGGGCCGCGTGTCATGAAGCGCGAGATCAACCACGCCCTCATGCGCGCCGCGATCGACGCCTACCGCGAGCGGCAGATCGACCGGAAGTCCGCGCTCGAAGCGCTGGTGCGCGCCGGCGTCGCGCCGGCCGCGGCCGAACAACTCATCCGCGCCGCCGAACCGGCGCGCCAGGCGGCGGTGTCATGAGCGGCGACGATCAGCAACCGCCCAGCCCGTGGGAATGGCCGCTCGCGATCGTCTTCGCGACGGCGCTCGGCGTGTTCGTCGCCTACCACGAACTGCGCATCTGGGGCTGGTTCGGCGAATGACGACCTTGGCGGAGAAGGCGCTCGAGAAATACAGCATCACGCTGCAGGTGAACGTGGCGAAGCGCGTGCTCGCGGTGTTCCACGGCATCTACCCGGACATGCTGGAAAAGAAGCTGATCGACTACGACACCGCGACGATCGACACGCGCGGGATCATGGCGATCGTGAAGACGCTCGAATGGTTCGAGAAGCACGAAGACGTCATCAAATCCGTCGTCGCCCGCGAGATCGCGAAGAAGAAGCCCGCCGGCGCCGATGCCCCCCCCCTTAACGGAGCCGCCGCGTGACGCTCCGCAAGCTGCGCAATCTCTACAAGCGGCTGGTCCGCCAAGGCCGCCACAAGACCGCGAACAAAGTCAGGCACCTGATCAACGAGGCCACAGCGCATGAACGATCCAATGCACCCAACCATCGATCCGACAACGGGCAAGCCGTCGAACCGCGAATGGATGCCGGCATTCTTCGTCGACGAAGTTTGCCCGCCGTGGCGACCGACGCCCGACGCATGGATCGACAAGGTTGAGAACGGCACGGCGCTGATCGGCATCACAGAGGCCGAGGAAGAGTTTGGCGGCGCGATCAAGGTTTCGATCGGCGAGACGCTCGACTTCTGCTGGCAAGAGAACGTGGCGGGATCCTCGCTAATCATCCATGCCGATCGTCATGAGCTGCAGCCCTTCCCAGCGGCGGACAAGCTGATCGCCGAGGTCAGCGGCTGCACACGCGTTTGCACGACGTACGCGGAAGGCGGCTTCATCGGCGACTCTGTCGACGACCTGGTTGCGCAAGTGCGCAAGACGGACGGTCTCGAATACCCGCTGCAGATGCAGATCAGTTGGTTCCGTGACAGCACAGAGTTCGTCAAGCTCCGCCTCGTCGACACTGATGGCACGCATCGCTTCATACCCGCGGAGCACGTGCAATGACAACAACACCGAAGGGCAACTACGCCGTGATGGCGCAGCGCGTCGAGCCGGACGACAGTCTCGACTTCTTTCCGACGCCGCCGTGGGCGTCGCGCGCGCTGATTGAAGAGGTGATCGGCCGGTCGGCTGTCGCGGGCTGCAGCTGCTGGGAGCCGGCCGCCGGCGAGGGCCACATGGCCGAACCGCTGCGACCGTTCTTCGAGACGCTGTATGCGAGCGACGTCCACGACTACGGCCGCGGCTACGGCGTCGGCAACTTCATCGAGCTGATCGACCGCGCGACGTGTCCGTTCCGGCCCGACTGGATCATCACCAACCCGCCGTTCGTGTTGGCGAGCGAGTTCCTGTCGCGCGCGCTGATGGAGACGTCGCACGGCGTGGCGATGCTGCTGCGGTCGGCGTGGCTTGAGAGCGAGGAACGCTGGCGCAGCGTGTTCGCGAAGACGGCCCCGTCGACGATCGCCCACTTCGCCGAGCGCGTGCCGATGGTCAAAGGCAAATGGGATCCCGACGCGTCGACGGCGACGGCCTACAGCTGGCTGATCTGGGAACGCGACCCGCAAACCGGCTTCGATCGACACTCGCAGTCGCGCACCGTCTGGATCCCGCCCGGCGCGAAGAAACGCAACACCGCGGCCGACGACCGCGCGCGCTTCGCGGGGAAGGCGCCATGACGGGAACAGTTGCCATTCTCAACGTCGGCGCCGGCGACACGAAGCTGACGTTCGATCCGACCAAGCCCGAGGAAGTCGCCCGCGCGGCCAAGATCGTGAAGGACATGATCCGGCGCGGCTTCGTTCTGCTGATCGAAGTCGGGCGCGACGACAAGGGACCGACCTATCGACGCGCGCACGACTTCGACGAAACGACCGCCGAATACATCATCGCAGGTGAGACCCATGACGAAGAAGCACAAGCGAGCGCGTCAGCGCCAGCGCCAAGCCCAAGCAAGCGCAAGGCGGGCCGCGCGCCAAAAGAGCGCCGCGTCGCCGCAAGCTCGACCAACGCCGTCTCTGTCGCGCGGACTGCAGGCGGCTAACGCGATCGACGGCATGGCCGGCCTCCGCCACGGCCTGTCGCGCATCGCGAGCAAGACCGCGATGTGGGCCGGCATCCCCATGCCGCTCGACGGCGAACGGCTTGTGATCGAGCCGTCGTTTCCCAACGCCGCGGGCCTGTCGGCGATCGGCCCGAAGGCGACGCCCGAGGACGAGGACGACGGCTGGTCGCTGATCAACGAATGGTACAGCCCGCGCTGGCGGTCCAAGATTTTGGTCATGCGCGACCCGCACGGGCGCATCGTTCACGGCAAGGTGCCGGCGTTTCACCACATCAGCCACGACCTGCGAACCCTCGGCTGCTCGGATGCGTGGGGACTCGAGCAAGAGCATCGCGCGCTGCAGCTGCTCGGCCAGATGGTCCGCCACCGCCAGATGAAGCAGTACGTGCTGACCGGCACGTTCATCGAGAGCAGCCGGCGCAGCGGCATCCTCTACATGTTCCGGCGCCTCAAGCCGACGGTCGCCATATCGGACCGCACGGGTGAGTTGCGCATCCTCGCCGCGCTGTGCATGCACCCGATCGCCTACTACGCCGGCAGCTGGGCCGGCGGCATGTGCCCGACCGACGACGTGATCGCGCATCTGTCGCTGATGCGGGGCGACGAACATCTGTTCTGGCGGCGCTCCAACCAGCACCCGCCCTACTTGCCCGAGGCGGGGCTATGAACATGCGGGACGGCTTTCGCGACATCGTCGACGGCTGGATGCTGATAAGCGGCATCGATGATCTCACCGACCGCATCGAGCGCGCGGCCGAATGGACGAAGCTCAACGGCCCGCTGCAGCCCGACGAGGAAGCCACGATCAAGCTGATGATCGAGGCGCAGATCGTGCGCGGCGGTTGGAGCGGCGAAGAAACCGGACTCGGGCCGCAAGAGGATGACGGCGCGGTCGATGATTTCTGGGAGAACCCGTGGCCGTGACCAAACCCGTCCGCCTGCAGCTCTCGCGCGCGAAGGGCTTCGATCTGCATCAGCTATCGTGCTCGACGAACGGCCTGCAGGTTGTGAACGTCGCGCGGCCGCATCGTTGGGGCAACACGTGGAAGATCGGCAGCAATCTGTACGATGCCGGAACGAACACCTGGCGCAAGGTTGAGACCGCCGCCGACGCCGTGCAGGGGTTTCGCCAGAGTGTCGATTGGGATCCTGATGCGCCCTATTCAGTGGGCTCGCTCATTTGCATCGGCGGCTACGGGCCTCATCACCGCAATCGCAAGACGATCGTCGCCGAACTGCGCGGCAAGAACCTCGCCTGCTGGTGCAAGCCCGGCGCGCCGTGCCACGCCGACGTGCTTTTGGAGCTGGCGAACCGATGACCACCCCCGCGCTCTACACCCTCGACCAGGTCGCGGCCCGCCTGCAGCTGGAGGGCGCCAACCCGGCGCGCACGGTCAAGCGTTTGGTGAAACGCCACAACACGCCGTATCGTCGGCTCGGGGGGCAATGGCGCCTGTCGGACGCCGACATTGCCGCATTGATGGAGGCTCTATGCTCACGCTCAGAAAGCGCGGCAACTACTGGCACATCCGCGGCACGGTCAAAGTGGGCAAGACCGTCGAGAGGTTCGAGGAACACAGCACTGGAACAGGCGAACGCCATATCGCAGAGGCGTACAAAGCGAAGCTCCAGCGCGACACCGAAACCGCCATCCTGCACGGCCGCGCCGTCGTCAAAAGTGATACGACTCTTGCCGACGCGCTGATCGTCTATCGCGGCAGCCACGATCACCGCGCCGACATTCAGCGCGCCTGCACCATCTACGACCACTTCACCGGCACAACGCGCATCGCCGAGATCACGGACGAGGCCTTCGCACTCTTCTGCGAAGAGCGCCTCGGCAAACGCTCGAAGAACACCTGGCGCCGCTACCGCACGACGATGCTGGGCCTGTTCCGCGCCGCCGGCGTCAAGCCGCCGCAGATCCGCACCTACAGCCAGCCGGTGCATCTCGAACGCTATCTGCCGATCAAGCGCGCCGACGCGCTGTGCGCCGCCTACGACGCGCACGTGAAGCCAGCGGCGATGTTCGCGCGCTTCACGGGGATTCGCGCCGGCGAGCAGATCGCGATAACGCGCGCCGACGTCGACATGGTGGGAAGGCAGGTGCTGATCCGCGATCCAAAGAACGGCCGCGATCGCATGGTGCCGCTGATCGCGCAGGTGATGCGCGTGATCAAGCCGCTGGCGAAGGCGCGCCAGCCGAACGAGAAGCTGTTCCTGACGCACGACGGTGTGCCGTACGTGGAAGACGGCGCGCCGTTCCTGCACGCGCACTGGACCGCGTGCGAGCGCGCCGGCGTCGAGAACTTCCGCTGGCACGATTGGCGCCACCACTGGGCGACCTGGGCGGCCAAGCCGATCGAGGAAGGCGGCGCCGGCATGGACCTGGTGACGCTGATGAAAATCGGGGGATGGTCGAACCTGAACCAGGTGCAGCGCTACGCGGCAGCGTCGACCGGCGCGGCGTATAAAATGCTCTCACGCATGCGGTGA